AAAAAATGCAGCCATATATGGATTAGCTAATCCATTATTTTTACATTTTGGACATTAAGATTTTTGCATTTCAATCCATACATTTAATAATCTATCAGCCTCATTGGAGACTTGTGTTTCAAATTCTAGATCAGATACTGCAATACCCATAACAGTTTCAATATTAAATGTAGCCTGATCAAAGATATTCTTATATAAAGCATTTTGTTCTTTAATGGACAATTTGGACAGCGGTGTAATCATAGGAATTGGTTCTGCAGGTTTATTGTCTGGGTCAATAAATGAACCAAGTTCCTTATGTAATTCAACACGTCTTGCAATAATTACATCATGCGATTCAATACTATCATCAATTCGCTTAATGATATCTGGCTCCGCCAGAGCAATAGGCTTATTTTTTTTAAGTAAAACTAGAATAGATTCTGCACTTTTCATAGTTTTTTGACATTGTTCCATTATAATATTAGTAGATGTTATGACTTCATTTGCAAAAGAAATTGCAGCCGAAGTTGCATGTTCATCCATTTTACAATAAAATAAAATAATTTTTAAATAAAAAAATAAAAAAATAAAAAAAAAATAAAAAAAAAATAAAAAAAAAATAAAAAAAAAATAAAAAAATAATAAAAAAATAATTTTTTAAAATTACAAAGTATTGCAATACTCATTTAATGTATCGATAGGGATTTCTTTGAAAATAATCCCAATTCTATTATTTTTTTTTAAATCCTCATTAACTTGCATTTCAACTTTATCTGCACATTCAATATCATATTTGATGTCATTAATATCCGCGGTAAGTTGTTCATATTGTTTCGTGAAATCAGTGATTTTAATAGAGTTATCGATACTAGATGCTTTTAATTTATTCATTGTGTTATCAATATCATCTCTTATTTGCAAAAACACTAATTTACGGCGTCTTTCGGGAAAGATATAAATTGGATACATTGCAATTGCATTATCATCCATTTCTAAATGGACAGATGCATTAAAAACTTCATCTGTAAAACTTTCTTTAATATTTGTATTAATAATAGTATTAAAAACCGTATTTATACTATGGTAAATAAACCCAATCATATTTACAATGGTTTCATTTTCCTTCAGAACCGCCGGAATATTAGATACATAGCCATATGGGACAATGTCAATTGTCAATGAGATGATATTATCACTGTAGGTCTTAATTGGATTAATAAGTAGTGGTATAGTTTTACCAGATAATGCAGATGGATCTACAAAAAGCATTTCTGGAGAAATTTTATAATGGGCACACATATACTCCATAACGCATTTCTCAGCCAAATCAAACATTCGGTTTGCTACATTTTTTGTTGCGGTTTCCTCAGTCTCCATATTTTTTATTATAAAAGTAAAAAATATTTATAATAAAAAAATCAGTCATTTTTTATAAAATAAAAAAATGAATAGTGAGATAATTCCTAAAGAAGCATTTATAACAAAAGACCATATAATAAAATATATGCCAGAAATTGAACTAAAAATGGAAAAGTTCAATGATACAAGCTGGCGAGCAAAGTTCCCATTTTATCCAAATGTAAATTATAGAAATTTACAGTTGTCCAATATTGGTGCATATAGTATTATATCTACAGATAATTCAAAATTATTGATTAATATTTTAAATGAAATAAATACACAGTATAAATTTGCTGACCAGCTTAGTGATTTGGTAATAACTGAAGCAAATGGTGGGGTTGGCGGATTCTCTATTAGACTATCACGAACATTTAGAAAATTAAATATAGTTGAAATATCAAAACTACATGTGGATATTCTTACACATAATCTAAAAGTTTATAATACCAATTTAACGAATATAAATATATATAATGCCGATTATCTTGATATTTTATACGATCTTAAACAGGATGTAATATTATTTGATTTGCCATGGAATGGGTATAAATATAAAATAAAAAAGAATTTATACCTAGGGCTTAATAATATTAATATTTGGTATATTATTAACAAATTGCATGAAAAAAACAAATTTAAAGTTTGTATCGTTATGGTACCAAAAAACTTCGATTTTCAAAATTTTATTATAAATATTGAATCAAATGTTATAATTAGAAGGGTTGATAAGCATTATTATATTATAATTCTATAAAATTTTTATTTTATTTTATTTTAAATACTTTTTATTTTTATTTTAAATACTTTTTATTTTTATTATAAAAAATGTCATCGGAATTAAAATTACCATCGCACATTTATGAGGAGTCGCCGCATCACCCCATTGTAAACCAAAACCCTAAGGAAAAGCCACTTAGCTTAGATGAAGTAAATACTAAGTTGGATAAGTGTTTGATTAACCAGATTAACATTATTTTGAGCTTGGAAAAATTGGCAAAAAAATTAGAAGAATTTGAATAAATTTATAAACATTTTTTATATAAAGTATATAAAACCATAGTATAAATGGAACATAACATCGAAGATGAGCCAGCTAAAAAAAAACGAAAAGTACAAGCGTTTGGAAAATGCTGTATTTGTTTAGATAATATTAATAGAAGTAGAACGGCATATTTTTTACCATGCTGCCATTATTTTCACGAATCTTGCATTAATAGATGGTTAGAAACGAATATAACCTGTCCCGAATGCCGAATACCATTCTTTATTCAAGATGCTGAACAGTATGAAATTTATCTAGAGTATCATAAAGATCAGAAAAATGATCTGGATTTAGTACGGCAAAATATTAATACTAATGACCATTCGATTGCAATGCGATTTATTCAAGATGATAGATTATTTGAGATAGAGGAGATAGAGTATGATGATCTTGAAAAATTTCAAGCTTTGATTACCGTAGCCTCTCCGACATTTGAGGAAATGTATGGAGATTTGCTTGATTCAGATTCGGATGCCGGAAGTGCGGAATCTGATATATTGCCACCCAGTGGTGTTTTTGCAAATGAATAAAAAATAAAATATATTATAAATCTATTTTCTTTTTGCCATTTCACATTTCATACAATATGAACTATATCGATCATTTACTCGATCATTATTTTCGGTTCGAATAAAGAAATTAGATTTCAAATGCCAGGAATCTAATTCGGTAGCGTGTATAAATTGCGCAACACATTTCTTATAACTAGCTGTAGTTAAAATTCTAATTTTTTTAAATATATCAATAGATTGTAGCAAATTAACTTCGGCTTTAATAGTATCTAATTTGAGTTTATCTTCAGAATTTAATACATCATAATCAATTTCATTAAATTTATCTAATAATTCTTGTTTTAGGGAATTTAATTTTTGAGCTTTGCAATCATTACAAATGCTAGATTTTACTCCATTTACTATATCAAAATTATCCCTGTCGGCTTGATGTTCAGCATTTGGAGTTCTACATTTAATAGTAGATTTCTTTTTCTTAACTCGTTTGTCAATAATAAACTTTTCTTTCTTAATTGGTACTGGAATATCTTCATTTTCATCTGACGATTCCGATTCCTTAATTTTTAAATGCGATTGCACAGATAAATCAATTGGATTATTAATACTAGTACAAATAGTATTAATAATTGGTTCAACTTTTCCTATTTCTTTGGCAATGGCGTAATCTATAGTTTTATCATGATGATCAAGTGACATCAGTTTAACCGAGATTCCATCAAATTTTAAATTTAATTCAATTAATTTATTTTTTTCTACAATGATACCATTATGAAATGTATCACATACATATTTCATAAAATTTGACACAATATACCATGGTAATACATATATGTCTTTATCGCTTGCTTGACGATATTCTTTTAATAAATGTCTTAGAAATAATTCTAGCAACTGTACTTTTTCTGATTTATAATAAAATGCATATTTCATTAAATCTTTTTTAGTTCTTCCAATTTGATAATTTTCAAGTCGAGATTTTAAATCATCCGTTTTACCAAATCTGAAATGATTTTCGGCTTCATATTGATTACATGTAACTAGATAAACATACCCATCCGGTTTATGCATACTATCTACTTTAATTTTTGTAATTAAATTAAGATTTTTATTTTTTGCAATATTTATTTCTTGTTCAAGTTTTAAACTATCTTGTTTAAGCTTTTCAATAGTATAATCCGACATTAATCTACAAAGGTATTCAACTTTAATAAAATAATCACATGTCTCATTTCCCTTAACTGTGTTAGCTCGCATACACATTTTCTTTAAAACCTCTCCTGTAATGATATAGTACTTTTTCAATGCACCACCTCCATATTTACTACTGAGATTTAAATCTTGGTAATTTTTTAAATAAATTTCTATCAATTCGTGGTCTTTATCAACTTCAATATAATCAATATCCTTTTTATAATTTTCACGCATTTTTTTATGAAAATCTCTAGTAGAATATTCCATTTTCTTATATCCAAAATAGTCATGGATAATTTCTGTCGACAAATATATCCAACTTTTATTGAAAGCTGGCTCCCAAAATAATTTTACCATTATTAGCTCTTTTTCATTAAATCCAGCTAACTCGGCTAATTTTATATGATCAAAGTTTGTAATTTCCAAAGCATTTTGAATGATATCCATTTTATTATAAAGTTTATTTTCTTATAATGTATATTTTTATTTGTTTAATACCATTTTGCGAAAAAATTTAGCAAAAATTAAATAATTAACATGACAAATTATCAATGTACAAAATGCAATAAAGAATTCGTTAAACGGGACTCATTTAATAAACATATCGGCAGAAAATATTCTTGTGTTCCAAATGATGATCCTATGACTAAACTACGAAAAGAATATAATCAAAAAATATTAAATTTAGAAACTAAAATAAATAATTTGAATGATAAGGTTGTAGAAATCTCGTCTAAATTAGATAAATAATAAAGCTAAAGTTTTTTTTGTTTTTTTGTACTTTTCCAAAAATAAAAAAAAAATGAATTATATTATAAAGATATAACTATACGCATATAATGCCAAAGCCATCGGAATCAAAGGATGGTATTGTGTTTGATTACAGTATTAATGCCGATGATATATTCCTGGTGAATGATGCGGTTATTGACGAGAAAGGACTCGTTGATCACCATATTACATCTGCCAATGATTTATATGAAATTGGTATACCACAAATCATTACACAAGTATTTGAAATTAATATGACTTTATATGATATTAAAAGAATTACAGAAGACGAAAAGAACATTGATCATTTGGATGTTGTCATTAACTTCAGCAATGTTGTTATTAATAAGCCAACTATGCTTAATTATAATTCGGGCAAAGCAGAAATTTTGTTTCCTAATGTTGCGCTTACAAAAGAAAAAACATATAAATCAACATTGAGTGTTGATGTTACAATTAAGGCCACTGCAGTTATGAAGAATGGATATACTATTGTTAAGGAAGATACTGTTAAAGATTTTAAGATTTGTAAAATGCCAATTATGGTAAAATCTAAATGGTGCAATACATATAACCTATCAAAGGAGGCTCTTACAAAGTTACATGAGGATCCCTCCGATCCCGGTGGTTACTTTATTATTCGCGGTGTTGAGTGGGTAATTGACTGTGTTGAGAATATACTCTTTAACAAGGTCCGTATATTCAGGAACGAAGGCTACAAGAAAGAGATTATGAGAGCTGAATTTATTGCCAAACCTGGAGATTTCTATCTGAACTCAGATCAATTTATTGTCCGTTGGTTAAATGATGGACAGATTACTGTTGAAATCAGACGTGAAAAGTTAAAGGATATCAGAATTCCATTCTATATGATTTTTAGAATGATGGGATGGACTACCGATAAACAAATCTTTGATAATGTATTATTTGGCTATGATGCCCCATCATCAAAGAACATGATGCAATATTTGGTAAATGCATTTGATGCAAAATATACTCATATGCCCGGCAGTAGATATATTTATACTCAGAGTGATGCACTACAATATGCTGCCGAAGAAATCACAAATCTTAAGGATACAGCATTTGCATATTTAGATTTGGAAAATAATCCTGATAACTATCAAAGAGTCACAAACTTTTTGCTAGAAAACTTTGATACACATTTCTTACAACATATGGGAACAGGACTTGGTAGTCGGGAAAAAAAAATGAGATTCCTCTGTATTATCTTCCGAAAAATGTTTTTAGTTAACCTAGGAAATATGGAAGTGACCGATAGAGATTCTTATAATAGTAAACGTATTCATGCCGCTGGCACTGGTTATGCTAAGTCTTTTAAGACAAATTTTAATGCTAGTATTGTTCAACATATTCGCAGAAAAATTACTAAAGATTTTAAGGCTCTATCATTTAATCAAATTGATTTGCATAGCGCAATTAAATCCAGTGTTTTTGGGGCAGATTTTGAACGCTCTATTACACAGAGTATCACTGCCGGAAATAAATCTCAGGTCACTATTAGTAACAGAGTTAGAATCAATAGACTCTCATCTCAATTGCTCAACCGAAAAAATCAATTAAATGTATTTAGTACGCTACGGCAAGTAACTGCAACAACATCAGATAGTGCCAAACAATCTGAGCGTGCTAGTGAAATGCGTAGAGTGCATATGTCCCACCTGGGTTATATTTGTGTCACACACTCTCCTGAAGGAGAGAAAGTTGGTGTAAATAAACAACTTGCTATGTTTGCATTTGTAACAAAAGCTAGTTTTAGTGAGGTTATTAAAGATATCTTATCTGACGATGAGGAAATCTTTCAATTAAATAACACTGATTATAAGGATATTGATGATAATAAACTCTGCAATGTCTATGTTAATGGCGATTGGGTCGGATGCTGCGCTGATGCACTTTATATTGCAAAAAAATATCGTCAGAAACGGCGTGAATTTGTGATTAGTCCAGAAATTACAATTGTTTGGGATAACACCCAAGATGAAGTTTATTTCTGGACAGATGTTGGGCGTGTGATAAGACCACTCCTAATTGTATATAATAACCAACGTGATATAAAAAAGAACTCAAAGTCTGAGACATTTACGCAAGGTATCAAGTTAAATCAAAAACACATTGACCAATTGTATGCTAAAACTTTGGACTTTGAAGGGTTGTTGCGAGAAAATATTGTGGAATATATTTCAGCTGAGGAGCAAGAAAATATGTATCTTGCACCAGACTTTGATACATTAAAAGAAAATAAAAACAATATTCTTTACGAGTACACGCATTGCGATATTCCACAGAGTATGTTCGGTATTACTGCGTTGACTAGTCCATTTGCAGATCACAACCAAGCGCAACGTATTGTTTACCAGACTTCGCAGTCTAAGCAAACTTGTGGATTGTTTGCAAAGAATTGGCCGTACCGTGCAGATAAGGATACATTCTTACAATATAACAATGAGACTCCGGTTGTGAGAACCATTGCCAATAAGTATTTGTACCCAAATGGGTCTAATTGTATTGTGGCTATTATGTGTAATACCGGATTCAATATTGAAGATTCGGTTGTTATTAACCAAGGGGCCATAGATCGGGGCTTGTTCAATGGCAGTAAATTTACCTTCTACAAAACTGAAATTGAACAGCGTGAAGAATTTGCTAATCCAGATATCACAAACACAACTGATATCAAATCGGCTTGTTATGATAAATTGGTAAATGGCATTATTAAAATTGGCACAGTTGTGAATAAGAATGATGCTATTATTGGCAAGATTATGAAAATTACAAAAAATGCAGATGATAACTTTCAGTATGCGGATCGTTCTGTTATTTATAAAGAAGAAGAGACCGCAATTGTCTATAATGTTATTGTGGACCGCAATGAAGAGGATGAACGCTTCTGTAAAGTGATCTTGAGAAAGCTTAGACCCGTAATGAATGGAGATAAGTTCTCAACTTTACCAACCTCGCAAGTTCTAACTAATAGTGGTTGGATGGAGATTAAAGATTTAGACATCACTAAACATAAAGTTGCAACTTTGACAAAGGAAAATACTTTAGATTATGTAATCCCATCTGGGTTATCTAGTTATGAGTATGATGGTGAGATGTATTCTTTAAAAACTCAACAACTGGAAATGTTTGTGACAAAGAATCACAAATTATATGTTAAAAGACGTAATAAAACTGAATTTGAATTATTATCAACAGATAAAGTTTTTGGTAAAAGAGTTACATTTAAGAAATGGGCAGAAAATAATTATCCTGATATTGAAAAATATGATGCTAAAGATACCAATGGTAATATTACTAGTTATCCTATGGATGCTTGGTTAAAATTACTAGGAATGTTCATCTCAGATGGCTATGTTATGGAGAATAAAGTTTATATTTGTGCAACAAAACAACGTAAAAAAGATTTTCATATTTTAATGTTAAATGAATTGGGTATTGAATATAATATTAAACCTAAATATACATATATTTCATATTCTAAATACCCAGCCCTTTGTAATGAGATGAAAAAATTAAGTATTGGTGCTTTAAATAAAAGATTACCTAATTATGTCTGGAATTTATCAAAAAGACAATCATTAATACTATTGAATTCTTTGATCGAAGGTGATGGTAGTAGAAAGGATAATCATGCTAAATATTGTACATCGAGTAGTGGGTTAGCTGATGATATATCTAAATTATCTCTGCATGCCGGTATGTCTGGACAAGTTAATAGAGATAAAAAAAAAGGAGATGTATATAATGCTACAGATGGGGCCGGTAAATCTTATTCTGGTACATGTAATGCAGATACTCTATTTGTATCCCTTATAATTAGATCTAATGAGCATACTATTAATAAACATGACAGTAGAAATCCTCCAACTGATGAAAAATATGTTAATTATAAAGGAATGGTATATTGCCTTGAAATTCCTGATACGCATCAGCATGTGTATTATTCTAGAGAAAGTAACTTTAGTCCACCAGCTTGGACTGGAAATAGTTCGAGAGCTGGTTTGAAAACTTCTGGCCAGCAAAAGGTAGCTAGTGATAGTAGCCTAGTCACATATTTGCAAAAGCAAATGTTAGTGGCGAGATACCTCAATTGCGGGAACTTCCTTAGAGACTTTGAATACTGCGACATAGTGGAAACGTTATTTAGCACTAAGTGTAATGGCTTAGGTAATAGTAATAACTTCAAAGAATTGGATAATCCGCAGCGAAATCCTAAGGCTTGTAATTTACAAGTACGGAAAACGTTCAGAGAACTAAAGGGTATCGGTATTCTTTTGGTAAGAATGCTTAAGGTATGTTCCACCCTATGGAGAAATCTATGGGAATACTCGCAGAAGAGTACGGTCGGTCTCGCAATGCGGGACTCAGATATGCCCAGCACTATTGATGGTATTAAGCCCTCAATTATTATTAATCCACATGGTATACCCTCAAGAATGACCATTGGACAACTGCTCGAGTCCCAAGTGGCGACATTATGCGCGGCAAAAAGTGCTGTGACTGATGCAACGATCTTTAAAAAGATTGATATTGAGTCTGTTGCAACAGAACTTGAAGACTTAGGTCTAAATCGTTATGGTTATAGACGTATGTACAATGGTATAACTGGGGAATATATAGATTGTGAAATCTTTATCGGACCCACTTATTACCAGAGACTGCAGAAATTTACCATTGATACGATTTACTCGGTGAGTAGTGGACCCTCAGATGCGATCACATACCAGCCTCTTGATGGAAAAAGCTCTGGCGGAGGACTGAGAATCGGAGAAATGGAACGAGATGTAATAGTGGCTCATGGATCTGCCAGATTCATGGCCGAGAAATATTTTAACCACAGTGATGGATTTAAGGAATTTGTTTGCAGATGTGGCAAGTCCGCAGTTGCAAATATATCCAAAGGAATATATCAGTGTTCATACTGTAAACAAAATGCCAGTATTGCAGCTTATCCAACAAGTTGGTCCAGTAAATTGTTTATTCAAGAACTGGAATCTATGAATGTAGGTGTAAGACGCATTCCAGAGCCTTATAGTTATGGCATATCTGATGATAAGATTTGTGAATTAATAGAAGAAGGTCGCGGAAAGTAAATAAACTAATAAAATTTTAAAAAAAATAATTTTTTTTTCTCGATTTAAGCAGAGCCAATCCAGCAATATTTGCCACCGCGTCGCACCATGAAAATATTATTTGGAACTGACAATCCATATACAGAGCCATTATAAGATATCACACTTTCATCCGAGGGAGAAACCAATGGTTCAGATTTTGAACCGGTAATAGTATATATATTAGACGCCAAACTTAGATCAACTGTTTCGCCGGCATTAATCGCTAAGATTTGGACTATATCCGCATTCTTTTTTACAGCAGTAGTATATGTTCCAGATAATAATAAAGAATCTAGTAATAATTTAGATTGCACCATGCTAAGATTTATAATCCAGTCTGGTAGCTCATTCCCAATTGAGCGCAAATAACTAGTAAGCTGAGTATTATTTATACGAAAATAATCCTCTTCTTCATTATAGAAGCCATTAAATCTTAGAATATGCATTAGTTTACTTAATTGTTCAGTTTTATTAGCTGACTCAGAGATTAATATACTTGAGCTATCATATTTATTAAATGACCCATGTGATAAAAATAATCCAAATAATGTTAACCATGCCTCCATATCTATCTTTAAACTAAAATATAATTGATTGCCGTATTTGGCCTTCAATGAAAATCCCGGCAATTCAAATACCAAAAGTTCTGGGTTTGCATTAATACCAGACTTTTTATACCAAGATTTTTTACCCATAATATCAGCAGCTGGGGTTAATCCATATTCAGAATTTTTTGTTCTAGTATATAGTTTATAATCCGTGGTAACAACTAGATCAATATATTTATTATAAATTTTATACATTTTATCACTTTTAGTTTTAGTAAGAGCATCGGGATAATACCATTCCATATTATCGGTTTCTTTATTGAGAGTTACGATTTGATCATTAAAAGAAATATCAACTATTTTTTTCCACCCGCCAACAGTTAATACATCATGATCAGGTGTAATTGACATTTACTTATTATAATATATTGTTTAAAATAAATTAAAAAAGTAAAATATAACTTTTATCTACGGCTAAATATATTTTCTATTGCTTTGTCTCGGAATTCATATAATAATGGTTGTGACATTTTAGAATAATCTATTTTACTCCAATCTATTTCATTTTGGAATTCCAAGATAAACTTATCAGTTGGCTCAGCATATTTACTAATAATACTCCAATCTAATTTATCACGAAATTGTTGTAAAAATTCGAACGATCGCACTTTTTTCTTAGAAATAAGATTCCAGCTTATATAGCTGTTATATAAGTTAGATTTTACCGCTTTACGAGTAATTTCGTTACCTGCCATACGCATTAAACAGCGTGTAATTTCATGACAAACACATTCGATAGCATCATACTCAGCTTGGACTAATCCTCCATTATATGCCCAATAGTGGTTTTTTTTGTATTTGTTAATAAGTTTTTCTATTTTATTATACAAATTAAAATAATTTGTAGTATCGAATTCTAAATCGGCAATAGTATTGATAATCATATCGCTAATATTATATAACTTATTAATTTTTGCAAAACTGAACTCTGCGGGATATCTCATTATAATTTTATCGGGTATAATTCTATGAGTTTCTAACGTTTTCCAATCGATCCATTGATTAAAATCTATAATAAATTCATTTGTTAAAAATCCTTTGCAAAGTTTAGTCCAGCAAATTTTATGTGGATATTGTCTAATAATTCTAATAGATAAATATTTACATTTGCCCAAAATATTCCAATTTAATTTGGTATAAAATTGATGAATAAATGCATCTGTTAACGTAATTTGGCGACTAATGTCATCCCATGAAAATTTATCCATAAACATTCGCAAGATTCTATCCGACAAATGTCTAGACTTAACCAAGATAGAAAAATCCAAATATAGTGCAGATTCAATAATAAATTCATCAGTTAATCTACGGCGCTTACTAATTTTTTTCCAGTTAATTCTATGTGGATATTTTCTAATAATGTTATCCGAGATCCGAGATTCATTTAATAGATTCCAATCTAATTGTGCATTGAATTCAATAATAAATGCATCCGTAAGATTTTTTCTCTTACTAATACGTTTCCAGCATACTTTATGTGGAAAAGCACGTATAACTCGGTCAGAGTGGCATTTTTTATTTAATTCGGACCAATTGAGATATTTATCAAAACGGATAATAAAACTTGGTTTTAAATTATAAAATCGACTAATATCGGTCCAATTCATTTTTTCTGGATAATTTTCTAATAGGATATCGGGTGGTAACTGACGTTTGCATTGCAGTCCAAAATTAATCTTGCCATAAAATTGCAACATAATTTCTTCAGATAATGCTTGTGTATAAGATAGCACATTCCATGGTAAATAAGCACTAAATTCTTGAATAAAATCTGATCTCAGAAATTGTCGCCTACAAATATTATTGAAATCTATATTATGTGGATATAATCGCATAATTTCCATTGATAAACTATTACTACGATTCAAAATACCCCAATTTAACCTGTCGGCAAATTCTATAATAACCGCATTTGGTAATGATAAATGCGATAATGCATGCCAATCATATTCCATATATGATAATTGAATATTAATTAACTGCGTGCAATTATTCATTAATAGATTTTTAACAGATAGATTTTGTAATAGATGCTGGATAGTACTAAAATACATAAATTTCCCAAATGGCAATACCATAGTAGCATCGGTATACCAAAATATTTGATTCAATAGCTCAACTGGCAAATTAAGACCATTTGGCATTTTTAATAATAATTAAAAAAAAAATCAATTTTTTATTCATGCGCATATTTTTTCACATATTTTTTAACAAGCTCATTATTAAAATTATATTTGGTAATCAATCGCCAATTATAAAAATTTCTAAACTTAACGAGAGATTTTTCAGTTGGTTGTGAATATTTACTTATCATATTCCAGTCTAATAAATGCCTAAACTTCCATAAGAACTCATCACATCGAATAATTCGATGTGAAACTATACTCCAATTAGCATTATAAGATAATATAAATCTTGCCTGGTCTGCAGTAATTTCTTCATAATTATCAGTTTCTTGATCAACTGTATAATTTAATAGTGTTGCAATATGGCGTGACATACGATCAATCTCCTGATGCCCAATATACCTTCCACCATTGGATATCCAATCACTTCTCCGACGGAATTTTGTAATAATTTCATATACATCATCATAAATCATCGTTTCATAGTTTTGGCTGTATAGCCTAACATAATACCATGGATCTTCCCAATCTAATTTACATATCTGATTTATTAGAATATTGGCAATATTATACATATTTTTAACCTTAGCCCAATCAGTTTTATCTTCAAATCTGTAAATAATATTATCGGATAGAACTTTATATTCTTGTAAAAGAACCCAGTTTAAATGATCTGCATAATGTATGATTATTTTATCTGAAAGGGATAATGTACTCAGATAATCCCAATCATGACTGCGATCAGAAAGTTCAATTAATTTTATAGCATCATTCATAAACAGCTCTTCATCACTAATATTATGTAACATTTTTTTTATAGTCTTTCGAAATATATATTTTTGAAATGGCAGTATCATTCTTATACCAGCAAAGTAAAATATTCTATCTAATATATCCACAGATAGCATAACTAAATAAAAAAAAATCAATTTTTTTCTATGAAGATAATGGGTACAATGTTTTAAACCCCGTAAATGTCTGCAGAGTCTCTATATGCCTAATGATTACTTGGATTGGGAATCCAAGATCTCCTGTAATATTATAATCTGCATGAGCTAAATAGTATAGTAGCTCTTTAATAAATGGAAAAGTTATCTTAACCAATCTAAAATCATTTACAGTCCAGTTAACAGCATATCTATTATATACAGAATTAAAGTTTATAATACAATTGGCATCGATTATATACGTTGTTACGCTAACAACCACAACAATACCATGCCAATAATGAACAGATCTGATTGGAGCATTATGAAATAAATCGATATTTACTTTACATATTATCTTATTTGCGTATAAACTATTGCTATTAACTATATTTTTTATATCATCATATGATTTATTTTTAAACACATTAAACTTTATGTATTCCGGTAGTGTCCAAAATGAAGTAAGTTGAGATATATTAAGATCAATAAACATATTTTCTAAGTAGCTATTAACAAGTGGAGTCAATTCTTCATTTCCCTTTATTTGCAATATCATTTTATAAAGTAAAAAAAATTCATTTTTTTTTATATTCTTTTTCATATAAATTTTTTTTAATTGTATTAATATACTTAAATAATGTCTAATATTTTTGCACTTGGGTTAACGGTAAATGATGCAACTGCCCACAATCCATCAATTTCATTTTTAACTGACCCTAAGACTGGTATATACCGCAATACTACTAATTCAGGTATTAAATCCCTAGGGATTGCTGCAAATGGTCATACAGTTGCTCTATTTGGGTCTAAACAAATTCAACTCTTAAAAGATCTTAATATTGCCGATAATGCAGTTGAGGGGGCAGTGCTTACATCTGACTCAAATGGTACAGCTCGCTGGAAAGTATCCAGTGCCAAAGGTGCATTTCAATGGAACTCTATTTACACCGGTTTAGATGTAACTACTGCCGGCAATGAAATTAATATCGTATTCCCACAACAATTGACTTCAGCTGCGGTTACCATCACTAAGGAAAGCAGTTATATGGTAGATAATTTTGATCTCTATATTAAGAATAAAACTAACACTGGGTTTACCATTTATAGTAATTCATTTATGTATAAATCTTTAGTCAGTGATGTTAATATTAGTGAATATAGCACAGTACAATTATCGACAGGTGGTATTGGCGTATGTTATTATAATATTGACCTTGACCGAATGCAGTATATTTATACAACTGACTATATAACATTCTCGGCACCAATTACTATTGATGATACATCGGCTAATAGCCAATGTAGCATGTGTATGGTAGGTCTCTATCCTGCAATTGCATATATTGCAGATAATGGTAATGATGATGAATGGCGCTATATTATGGCTAC